GACCACCAACTTCAGACACATCCACTTGGGATTGTGCTGCAGTCGAGCCAGACTCAACAGGGTAATTTTTGGTGAAATTAACACCATATACTGCTGCCATAATTATTCTCCTGGCTCAGTGTTAAGAAGGATCACAGGCAATTTCGACAACACGTTCTTCTTCAAGACGTGCTGCTCCAATTGTCATTTCGTAATACACTTGCGTTGAGTAACGCTTATCAGGTCTTTCAGAAATTCTGGCCTTCACATCATCAAAGACGGCAAGTCCAATTCCTGCTCTGTGGAAACACATGACCAGTTGGTCGGATGAGGAATCCACATTGATCTGCTCTGTTCTGATGAACTTGAAACCCATGAAGGTGTCAATCTCACCTGATACCAAGGCACGGACAGAGTTGTAATCTGCACTTGCTGCACTGATACCCTGAACTCCAGATGCTCCTCCCATGGAGAAGTCTGAAAGCATCTTTGAGATCTGTTTGGAATTCACCACACAGAAGAGATTCGGATTGCCGGCAATGTCGTAATCATCTGCTTCTCCTGCACCCAGGATCTCTTTGGCTTTTAACAACTTGCCAAGAGTCAGACCTACATCTCCAGAACCTGTGTCATAGGTGTGAAAGTCCTTTGCGACTTTCTGACCTGCAGGAAGGGCAATGGCAGTAGATGCATCAGATCCTGTGGTTGAGGCATCTCCAAATGCATTACCTGATAATGCATCTAAAATCTCATCATCAATGGCACGTCCCATTGCAAATGCTGCATTTTGAGCATATGGGGATGTGGGATCGATGATCATCTTCACACGGTCAACATTATCAATGAGGTCTCCCCAGTTGTAGGAAACTGGTGTGATCCGTCTTCGATCATGTGGGGTGCTGATTAAAGGTGTATCCGCATGTCGGGATGTCACCTTTTGAGGTGCAGTAGAGCCGATTCGATCCATGAAGACCTCTTCGCCTCTTACACCAGTCTTGAGGGTCACTGCATTCCGCAGCCTTGATCCTTTCTGTTGGACCAAGAAATCAACATTTGCCATATACTGTTTGACAAATGCCGTAGTCACTTGGGTAGACATATTCGTCCTTTCGTTGAAACGATTTCTCGCTTCGACTCACGAATGACGGATTGTCTACCTCGTATTAGGCAGGTCCGACTCCAGAGATATCAGGTCAGGCCATAAATGGTTGTCTGACTAACCTGCTGCCTCGTATAGTCGCTGCATTTGATTCACAGCATCTTGATGCCGTGGGTGGTACTGATCGTAGTACCGTGTTGTAAAATCCTGATCGTTCAGAAGTTCATCAATCCTTGTCTTTGCAGATCCTGGAGTGATTCCTCCTATCCGACCCTGTTGATTCCCTGTCAATTGACCATCCTCTGCGAGGAACTGACCAATCTGGGAAAACATCTTCACAAGAGCAGGATGTGATCCCAGTCCTGTTGCATTCATGACTTCCAGTGCATCCTCACTACCAAACTGCCTGAATGCACGTTCTGCCAATTTCGTATTCTTTATGTATGAGTCACCCCACTCCTTCTGGAGATCTGCAACCCACTGGACCTGCTCTGATGCAAAGTCCTCATCATCACTGGAATCCACACCAGACTGAACCTCTGAGTACCAGTTCATCAACTCGCTGGCCTGCTTCTGACTCAATCCTAATTGATGTGCCTGATTCCTGAAATTATCTGCCATATCTCCTGTTCCATTCAACTCATACTGGTCAGGAGTATCTGGTCTTCCCATTGCTTTATAAACCCCATTCCAGTCTGCATTCTCTCCTTGAGGGATCTGCATCAACTGGTCTGATGGGACTCCAAGTTTTCGGTTTGCATGGACATAACTCTTTGCCAATGCATCCCAACTCTTGAAGTTCTTTAACACAGGTTCATGCCTTATATCATCAGGCAGACTCTCCATGTTGATTGCAAGAGGACTTGCCTCTTGTCCACTGTCCATTCCACCAAGGATTGATCCTCCTGATTGCGTTTCCGCACCAGATGACGAGGATGCCTCAGTCAATGTCGTGCTGCTCTGTGTCTCTTCCATTGGATTCTCGCCCTAGACGTTCCATGTCTCTTAGGTTTAAATTTAAGTAATTGATAATATCAATCACCACACTTCTCCTTCCATCACGGAAGGCACTTATGGATGGTTCTGGAACGGTGATCACATCAAAGACATGATTCCGTTGTGCCAGATCCTTCAATAATCTCTGACCATCTTCGGAACTGAAAATACGGTCATAAAGCTGTTTTCGTTCCTTCTCTTTCCGTCTGATCATGCTGGCAACTGACTCTTTGCTGCAGCCAACTCTGCCTGTGCATCATTCTTACGGCTCTGACTTACCAAATTATCGGCCTGTGCGACCTGCAAGTTCCCTTGGAGCATCATCTGTTCTTCCTGTTGCTGTTGTTGCTGTTGGAGCATCTGCATCATCTCCTCCTGAGTCTTTAAGACACTGGGTGGAACCTTCAGTATCTCTGCACCCAATTCTGCAATCCGTCCTGTGTCAAACCTCTGTACCACTGTTGGATCAATCTGGGCAATGGGAAGCAGGAACTGAATCAACTGAGCTACACTGTTCAACTCTCCTGTTCTCATCGAGATGCTGACAGGATTTGCATATTCGACCTTGAAGTCTGCCTCTCTCAACTGAGGTGGTGCCATCGGTAACATCCCATTTGCTTCCATGATTCCCAAAGTCCTGATGACCAAAGGTGCCAGAAACTCAACCTCCTGCCTTGAGACAATTGGACCCAACACACTCAAGCGATCCCTCTGACGTGCATTGATCTCTGTTGCACTGAACCTCATCACATCACCATCTGCTGCCACAGGTCCAGGTAACTCCAACAGATCAAGGAAGAAGGTCTTGCTAATGGAATCTCGAACCTGACCAATCTTTGATTCATTCAAGTCCAGTCTCCCATTGGTCTGCAATGGGACAATCCTGTCATCCCTCCCAAGACCTGCACGGTAGTAATTCAATCCTCCAGGTTGGGTTCTTACAGGGTTTAGGAACCCATCATCTGGGACCAGCAAGGGAGGATCTACCATCTTCTGCAATGCCTTGAGTCCCACCTTCTCCATGAGGTTGATCATCTTCACATCAGGTAAGGCCGAGGTTCCTGGTCCTCGTCCATAGGTCTCTTCTGAGTTCTTGGACCATCGACTTACAATGTAAGGAAACTCCTCGAATCCTGACTCCTTCAAGACATGCTTCTGGTCTGTCAATATGTACATGCTCATCCAAGGCATATTCATATTGCCGACTGCATTCATATCCCTGTTCCTCCTCCTCTTCACACAATGAAGGCACTCGAACTTCTTATTCTCATCCTTGGAATTGTATGCCTTCAATACACTCTCAGGCACCCCATCCTCTCCATACTCCTGAACCAACTGCCTTGCAGAATGTTCATACACTCTCAACACTCCATCCACCTTCCCAAGGTTGTCCTGGAGGAGATAGCACTGTCCTAAGAAGTAGGAACGGAAACGTGGACCCATTCCTGGTTCATCGACCACATACAAGATCCCTGTTCCAAATCCAACCAGATCCAGATAAAACTCATGTAAGGCAGGATGGAAGTTCGAGTCTGGTGAGGCAAAGACATCAAACAATCTACGTTCTGCCTCTTCCAACCATAACTGGACACTACGGTCCTGCTGCAACTCCCTCTGAACCTTCAAGTGGAACCATGGGACTGCACTTGATGTCAGGGTGTTGTGAAGTCCTGCAGCACTCCTCTCTAAAGCTCTTACTGCAGTACCCTCATAGATCTTCTCCCTCCGTTGCTCTCCTGCAGATTGTTTGACTGTAAAGTCTGCACGTTGAGGGATCATGTACTCTGCAATCTCCTGCCACATCCGTTCCCAGTTGGCACGAGTTTGCTTCAGGTCTTCATACTCCTCTAAGACCTCAACTACATGATCATTCGGGTATATGTTCTCCACACTAACTTCCTAATGAGTATCCTGTTCCTACAGTCTCTGCTCCTCCTCCACGAGTCGCACGTCTTCCAAAACGATCCCTCAATCTCCGTCTCGTTTTACGGAGTGCTTCATCATCAACAAAGGTTGAGAGGGGTTCTTCTGCATCTACTATTTCTTCTTCATCATCTCCTGTGGTCTCAGTTCTTGCAGTGGTCGTAGTCGCACTTCCTGAAGAACTGCTATCATCTCCTAAATAATCAGGATCATTGGTTCTCAGATTTGCTGTTGTGTTGAGCATGAATTGATCATTCTCCCACTCTGTCCCTTTTAAAGTCCCATGGATAACTGCATGTTGCATTGCCTTACCTGCTGCAACTGATGCAGTGTCTTCAATCACACTGCTTGTACTTGCTATGGTTTTATTCTCTGGAAGAAACCCTCCTCCTCCACCTTCTCCTGATGGTTCTGAGGGAGCAGGTGGATCTGGTGTTGGTTGAGTGTAAATATTGCCTGAAGGATTGAAGTTCTTGTTCTTGTTTCCTCCATCCCCATCCCCATCCCCATCCCCATCCCCATCCCCATTTCCACTACTTCCACCAGAATCATCATCTCCCCCACACATCACAAACTCACCCTCATATTCACATGACTCGACAAAGGTTTCTTTCAAACCCTCATCTGTCCATATCCATTCAATTCTGGTGTAAATCATAGGTTCCTTTTAAAGAGATGCCAGTTCTCACAATTCTCCTCTCCTGTAATCTTCAGGAGCCTTTTCTGGAGAAGGTTATAAAACGGACTCGTCGGCTCACATGCAATCACATATTCGTTGATCTTGTTCTCCATCATCAGTGATTCCAAGATGCACCACATCGTCAATGAATCCCTCCAGTTGCACTTCTCCTTATCCAACTGTAAATGGACTGTGGGAGATCCTACTGAAAACGAACCAACCACCTCCTTGCCCTTTCTCAACAAGTGGGTTGGGAACACAGGGTTGCTTCTTATTCCACGTCCCTTCCTAAACTGTTCCAGTAACTCTTCCCACTGTTTCTGAGTCTCAAGAGGCTCTGCTCTCAAATACTCAATCATGCAACTTCCAGCATCTCAAAAGGATCATAATCCATTGCACCCATTGCCTTCTCTGGCCTTTCCTTAAATATTCCAGTCCGTCCAAATCTCCCAATCGACTGCACCCCATACCGAGTTGCACTCATCAGATCATCCCTCACACGGACCACCTTCCCATCCTTACGATGGTACATTCTGAACTCCTCAAACCAGTCTCCTAAATGTGAAAAGACCTTCAACCTGCCTGTTTGGAATCGGGTGAGCATCTCCTGAAGTCCTGGTTCCACACTGATCGAACCATCAGGGTTGGTGAAATGCTGTCCTACCATCTCCACACCTGCTCTCCGATACTGCTGGCTCAGTCCAACTCCTGATCCCTTATCATGCTGTGCCCCATCATGAGGCCAGACACACGGAATCCAATCCCCACGTTGCTTGATTGAATGGGCATGAACCAAAATCGTTGTATTCGCCTGACGGTAAGCATCATACAAATAGATCGTGTCTCCATCCCGATCATGTGCCAACCAAACCACTGCAGTCGGATGATTCCATCCAAAATCAATTGCACACATTCGAGACCAATGTCCTGGAATCGTGAAACTTTCACACTTGATGTCCTCCTCTGGTATTGGAAACACCACACCAGATCCCAGAACAGGAAGACCCTGACTCCTCATCTTCCTCTCATGTTCAGGCAAGGCTGCTAATATCTCATCCTTGATCTCTGAAGTCAGATGAGAGGCATCATCCCATGTTGCTCTATATAGAGCCTGTCCTGGTTTGATGGAATTGATGAACTGAGATGTGATCTCATCCATCCCCTTCTCAGGGGTGTAGGTCAAATACACCAGTCCTGCAGTCTTCAGGGTTGCTCTCAATGCCTGTGAATAAACTGCCTGTCCACACAACTCGTCAAACCAAACTACATCCACTGCCTTTCCCATGAATGCTTCTGGTCCTGAATCATAAGACTTGAAGAACAACTTCGAGTTCATTCCAGATTTATGCTTCACAATAACGGATGCATAAGCATTTGGAACCCCAGGATTCCGATCTGTGTCCACAATCAGATCCAATGGTAATGCAGCCTTCCCAAACTGGAGCTTGTCTCCAGGTTCTCCCAACAATTCTGCTTGCAGGATATCTCGTGTGTTGTAATGAGATTGCCCTGCAGCCCATGCCAGTATCGGCTTATTGAACTTATGCCCCTCCCACCAGTCGGGATACCACCCTGTCAGATGATATGACAACTCCATTGCTCCTGAGAAAGTCTTTCCCACCTTGTTTGCTGCCATCAAACATCGTTGACGTGCCAAACCTCCTGCATCGGAAACTGCTCTGTGGAACTCTCTCTGATAAGAATAAGGCTTATAACTGAGCATCTGATACTTGCTCTTCGATTCATCATACTCCTCCTTGAGCTTCAGAATCTCTGCAAGTTCCATTGATTCAGG